CCAAATAGATTCTTAAGCTTAGGATTATTATACATAACTATGTTATTCCCATAGTCCCCGCTAATACCTATAAAGAAACATTCCTTTCCGTCGTAACTTCCTTGGACTGAAAACTCCGTATCTCCGTCCTTCCTAATCTCATAGAAGTTATCATATTCACCAATACCCATCTTCATCATATCCCACATTTCAATCGGGACGGTCTCGAACTCGGCAAATGCAACTTTGTTTGTTTTATAGTATTCTTCGTCTACAATTTCTGCTTGAACTTCTATATCAATTGCAAATAGTAAGTCGGGTTTAACAATATTATTTGATACTGCATTAAAACCCCACCACTCTTTATCTTTGAATTCTTCCCAGTCTACATTCTTCTGACTAGGGCCATTCCCTATTAAGTAGAGCATATTTCTAGAAGCTTCTTTTTGTATTTCTGTTGGTCATATGATATGAATGACTTGTACTTGTTAATTCTAATGTGTAAGTCGGGATACACTACCTTCTCTGAGATAAGTGCTTCCCAATCTTTAGTGAAACCAATTATTTCATCCATGATGCAAATGGTTTCTAAACTTACATCCTTACTCATGTAAGCTTTAAGTAATCTAGGGTGTTGACCGTCGACTACTTTAAGTTGTGTCTGAATCTTGAACTTTCGTATCAAGTCATTCACTTCTGTTTCAAACATATAACCTAATTTCTGATTACGTTTCTTCCATTCACGATATCTCTTATCACATTCTTTATCTAGAAGGTCACCCGCCCAGAAATCTTTATATGATAGATTTGCAATATAGAAATCTTGTAATTCTTGTTTATATGTTCGGTACAGTTTACCAAAATGGTATTTATCTTTACGTTTAAGAAATGACTTGATGTCTGACTTCACTTTTCCGTTATACTTAACGAAGTCATAATCCTTGGAATGAAAATGTAACTTTATCCCAAGGTATAACGTGTATGCATCATAACCTTCTCTAGAAGTCATCAAGTAATAATCTTTTTCTCTGCTGGGACTTCAACTCTTGGAGCTTCTTTTTGTCCTGTTGCAATAAGATATGCATTTTGAACACCTTCGTTAGATTCGGTTGCAAAAACATAATTATTAAATGTAATGACTGCTGGATTTTCGTCTCCAGTTACAGCCACACCTCTAGCAAAACCCATTCCACCTTCGGGATTGGATACTATCATTTTTGGTTGAGTTAATGTAATGGTTGTATCTAACTGACTGTCAAATGTTCCAACATACTCTCCACTGATTGCCACTACTGTGACGATATCACCTTTTTTCATAATTACCTACTTGTTAAAGAAACCTGTAATGGTTCCTTGTGCTGATGAACCCCTGTTTATCATTTTCAAACCAGTTGCTTCCGCTTCTAGCTTTTCTTTGAGAGGTTGGGATATTAACCTCTTTGCTGATTCGGGTTCTACTTTGTTATCATCACAAACTTTTATGATTGCTCCCATAACATCCGTTTTACCACCTATCAATAGTTTTTCAACTTGTTCTGTAAATTCTTTTTTACTAATCACATTTATACTCCATGTAAGTTTGAATACTGTTCTCTCAATTTATACAACTCGTCAACATATTCGCATGGGTCTGCAGAAAATAATTGAAAGTTACCATTTTCAAGACTTACTATTGCAGTAATTTCTTCAATGGGTGTTCCTGTTAGTTCTTCTACCATGATTGCATATGCAGTCATCTGTAAGAACCAAGGTTTAGCCATATAATCTTCTTTGAATGAAGAAGATGTCTTAAAATCTATAATAGATAATGCATCTTCAAATATTCCAATGCAATCTACTCGTCCAGCCATTTGCAACTTGTTACTTAACATAGGTGCTTCTAAACATATCGGTACTATTTCATCTAGTACTGGTTGGACTCCTCTGAATCTATTCTCTTCTATAAGGTCTTGGAATACTACTTCCTTTTCTTGCCTTAGATAGTCTTCTACGACTTGGTGGAATGATGTACCACGTTTGGCTGCACCAGTTGAAATACGATTGGCCTCTTCTTCACCAACTCGTTCTCTCCACAATTTGATATGTTCTCTATTGAGTAAACCGACAACCGTTGTTACACTTGGATAGTGAAATGATTCTTCTCCATCTGTGTAAAATCTTTTACCATTCTTCTGAACAGTTTTTAAATCTAAATGTTCTAGTTCCCACAGTTCTAATAATTTACTCATAAGTCTATTCTACTTCTTTCTTGATTGAATGTCTAGATGCTTTTTAACTATTTCTTTAGTCTTAACTTCTTTGGTTCCACGTTGTCTATGTCTGTCCATAGGTGAGCCTGGGTTTGCAGAAGAAATTTTATTGAGGACTTCTTTGAATCCATCATCTGTTTTTACTCTATCTCCATGTCCACCTACGGTCATGGGAGCGTCAAGTATTACTTGTTTTAGATGTGGGTTGTTTTCTTTGAATTGGTCAAGTTTTGTATAAGACATATTATGCTCTTCTACTTCACCAGTTTCATTATTTAAAAAATCATATAGAGGCATTCATAAACTCGGGTGTTGGTCTTGCAGTCCATACTGCAAAATCTTTTTTGTATTTGTTATAGTATTTATGGTAACCATCTATACTCGATTTCATTTTGACATCGTCTGGCATACACTGAGGTGGTTCTCTCCATGCACAGAGGTCAATATTGTTCGGTAACTGGTTTAGTAAATCTAGTAGTTTTGTCTCTGTTAAATGGGCCCTGGCATAACGATAGGTGTATTCCTTACATAACGCTGCAAATAGGTCATATACGAATTGATAGTGTACTGCATTCTCTCTAGTCCATATTGCAGACGGATGATTGACGTGTGAAGCCTTGTATAAATTGTCCATATCACCTTCAAGTCTCCATCTTTGAATTCTACGTCCACTTGAATCGTCAATATAATGTTTACCATCTAACATTCTATGTGCAGTTGATAAAAGCTGAGCATATTCTATAATCATTTTGACCACATGTTTGTCACAATGCAATTCTGCAGCGACTTCGGGTTCTTCATGTAAATAGAATATGTTCATTGTTTAATCTCCCTTAACCAATCTCTGTAAGGGACTGGATTGTCTGTTGTTGTTAAATACTTTTTGTATTCCTCTTTATTTTCTTTTGATTTTGTCATGGTATCAACCCAACCAGTGGATGAGTCTTGCCATCTTTTAGAATTCTCTGTCATTTATAAAATAAATGATTATTAATAACTACAGTCTCATTCAATGAGTCTGCCCAATAAGGATTTACACTGTCACTATGGTAATGTGTGGCACCTTCAGTGATATCTTTGTACTCACCCCATGCAACTGCCTGTGCAACCTCGAGTGAAGCCAACCAAGTTGCACTATCTACAGGTTCGTCTGACTTACCATCACAAAACCATGAAAATTGACACATATTTCTAACTGGTACTGGATTACCTTGCCAGTTTGTTTTCCATTTGGACTGATAAATCACTCCACAAATATTATCGGGGTAATCTCGGTTTGCAACGCGATTCATCACGACTTGTGCAACCGCTATTTTACCTGCCAGAGGCTGATTTCCAGCTTCGAAGTAAATATTTTTTGCCATACAGACATTTTCACCATTTGGGTCGGATGCAAAAGCCTTCTGAACGAAAATAACACCAATAAGGGTCAAAGTCATCAACCCCATGTGCATAGGAATGAACCATTTAGATTCTGAATTTGGTATTTTCATGATTTATACTCCACCCAAGCCTTAAAAATTGTATTTGCTTGGTCTCTGTTAAAACCAAAGTTTTCTCTTAACCATCTTGGAGCTCCAAACATGTTAATTTCACCACTTTCTTGTAATAAGTCTAATTCGGGAAACCACTCAGCTGGTTCAAAAGGCAAATCTGCCCTACTTAACTGATTTTGGTTTAAATGATAATTACTCATAATTGTTCTATCTCCTTCAGAGTGCTTTTTACGTCTGCATCTGATAAATAACCTATAACATCATTTGTTATATGTGTATTATAACACAATTCTCCTTCTTTGAGAACTGCCATTTCCCATAAACCGTCTTTACCGCCATATGAGTAGTCGTGTTTAACTACACTTGCACCATAACCGTTAGGAAATTCGTGTACAACCTGTACACCATTGGCATATTCTTTAGTTTCTATAATCATCGTCATCATCCATAAGCATTTTGGCAACGGCTAAGCACATTACACACATAAACCCTACCACTACTGTTAAACCTATATCCATTAGTAACCGCTCGTTGTATGAGCATACTCATCTTCACAAGCTTCTTCACCACAGACACATATGTTCTCATCTAAATCCAATTCACCTTGAAAAGGATTCATATCTTGAGCATTAGTTGTTCCATAAGTTGCAAGATTGTAAACATCATCTGCTGATAGTTTACCATCGGTACATGATGCAATTAGTTTTGCACTTTCGTAATCAAGCTGCATAATTTCTTTCTCCGTTCCAGTTCTCACCGTTTCTATTATAGTTGTCAACAATCATGTCAACAACATCACCTGCCCAAAAGGACGTACCACCAATATTCCACTGACACTCTTCAGTAGGAATGTATCCATACTTCCAAGCATAAATGGTAACAGTCTCATACTCCCAATCATCGTAATCAATCTCATCGACATTGTTTGCATCATACCACTTGGCATCAATAACCCACTCACATGACACTTTGTCATCGGGGTTAGCACTAGTAAATGTTGGGGGCCCCAACACTTCACACAACCTTGAATAGGTTGTAGTTTTATATCCCTTAAGGGATGTCCCGCCCGAACACATATCGGGGGAAAGGACTTCATAATCTTTAATTATCATATTGCATTTACCTCACTAATTAATTCTGTTACATCACCCACCCATGTAGGATTGTCGATTTCATCAGAACGAAAATCTCCTTCTTGCACTTCAATCGAAGTGATGTAATCGAATGACCCTCTCAGGCCATTGTACCTGTTGACATGTTTCATGACCAATGCAGCTGCACTAGCCTCAGTCAAACTAGGTGAATGGTAGTAAGAGTGTTCACCCTCACCATATGCGTTCTCCTCATACACGAGGGTCTCCACATCGAAACCGATGACATAATCCGACCCACCTTTGAACTTATGGAAGTTATCTCCATACTCTTCAAGATTTTGGGTGGTGATTACATATTGGTTTCTCATAATTTTTTCCTATTAATTTATTACTCTACTAGTATATCAAAAAGCCAGAGCCATTGTCAAGGCATTCTTAATTAAGAATAGTAGACCTACTGCATTAAGTAATATCAATGCCCTATCGTTCCATAAGAATGATACCCATAACCAAAGTGCAATTCCAATCATGGAAAGACCTAAGTCATAATGCGCCATACCATCGATACCTCTTAGAGACATCGCTGCAAGAACGAATACACATGCCAACCACTTAACATACCAATCCGTGGTATGTTTTGGGGTTACACTTTTTTTTGAATATTTCATATTAGATAATCCGGCCCGTATTTTCTCATGCCAGTAATTTGATATCCACCTTCCATGAAGAGGTTTCCTCTAGGAGCGTTAAGAGCAGGAGTTGCCCATCCAGCAGACATTAGAACATCACCACATTTGAAAGTGATTCCACTTGATTTAGTCCACTCTGCTTTATTAATGAAACCCCAAACTGAACGTTGACTTCCACTATTAGTGATAATCTTAATATACTTCCTAGACACTTTATACTCGTAAGAGTAATCCGTTAGTGTTGGATACTGTTTTAAGTGTTCGATTAATAAATCGTCACACAGTTTATCACAAAGTTGTAAGAGTTCTTGCTCTTGGTTAACCTCGTTTACTAGTTCTGAAAGTTTCATATTGTCTCCTTGATTTTTCATTATATACATAGTATAACAAAAAGCTTAGGCTGCTGTCAAGGCCTCTTTGGCTAGTAGAAATTCTTGTACTGCTATCTGTTCAGTTTTAGTTAAGTCGGATATTCCATTGAACCTAGAATAGGTTAATCCTATTGTGGTCATCTTGTTTCCAGCAGTGACCGCTGCATTCCATAGTCTTAGAGAATCTTCATCATTCCCAGCGTGTAGTTCTCCCATTTCACATGCCGTGATAATTTCACGTCCAAGTTTTACAATCTTCATTTGAGATTCGGGTGATGTGTAAATACTGTTTTCCATTATAAACTCCTTTATTGTTTAATGGATACCAGTATATCAAAAAGCTGGGGGTGCTGTAAAGACCTTTTAGAGATTTTTTTGTATCTCGTCTAATTCTTTTAATTTCTTATTGATGATGTCTACTCTATTGGGCCAATAGATATAATCCTTGTCTGAATCTTTTGCAAGATTCTCTAGAAGGGGTCTGACAAAATTATCGAGTTTGTTGATTACATCCGTTGCAGTTGTAGTCTTCTCAATAATCTTAGTATCAATGGCTGCAAGTTCATCTGCATCCATCGCTGTAAATCCGAAATCGTTATAGTCTGTCATAGTAGTATTTATAACGTATCGTCGTGAAGATGGTAAAAAGTTTCCATATCTTTATACATCTGTTTGTCACTCTGTACATCTTGATAGTTTGCAAATGCTTGTATGGTTGCTTCGGGAATCTCTATATCGGGATAACTAGTAATTAAATAATACACTAGACCCGAAACACTTTGCCATGTAAGACTAGGTAAGTCTTCATGATTTAACAGTCCTAGATTGAGTGTAGTAAGTTTGTATTGTCTTTCTGAGTTGTATGTAAGGTTACTACTTAAATGATTTAGAGAAGCTTTCTCAGCTGCATACATGTGACCCTTGGAGATGTTTGGTTGAGATGCACGAGATGAAAAGTTAATGATGAACTTAGTTTTATCTTCTTTCCATGCACGGTGAGCTATCTCTAGAACTTTAGTTTGGTCAAAGTCTCTATGTGCAAAGTTAATTAACACGTCAATATGATTAGGGTTCTCATAATCAAATCCGAACCAGTTAACGTCATTCATTAGTATGTCGTCTAGTCTAGGTGTAGACACTTTAATATCATCACCTTGATATGGTGTTGCTTCTAGTGTATCTTTAATGTTCTTTGCGAGACCACTACTTCCTGTTATTGCTACCTTCATAATATTCACTCACTATGTCGAACGATTGTTTACCAAATAAGCTACCATCGACACTGCACTTATTACATGGGGACATATCTCTGTTCCCCTTTATTAATTTTTTTCTAATCTTATTCATGGGTTTAGAGAACCATACATTATGTAGGGTCTCTGATAATAAGTTACCTACAACATGCTCTCTACCCCAGTCATTGGAACAGAATAAAACATCACCATTCCAATCAACAAACATTTTATAAAAAGGATAATGACATGGCTTACCTTTAAGTGCTTCAATTGTAGACTCCTCTATTCCTACCCAATCCATTACACCACTTCGATTGTTTAGTATCAATCCATGTGTTACGAAATCTCCCCAATGCATTCTGTACTTGTATCTTTCTTCGGGAATGTATTTCATCACTTCATCAAAGTGTTCTATCTGTTCTACTCCGTCATAAAGATTAATGTAGAGTAAATCTAATCCACTAAACTCAAACAACTCTTCTGCATATTCTCTAGTAAGTTTATCTCCGTTAGTGTTACACTCTAATGTTGCATTCGGAACACTGTGTCTAAACGTATGCACAATTTCTTGGAACCTAGGATTAAGTAAATTTTCTCCGTATCCACTTAACGATATCTTACCACTAAATCCATTCTTATGTAATTCGTCTCCAATAGTCTTTGCAGCCTTGGGTGTCATATGTAAGTTTCTATTTGGAAACACTTCGGGATTTGCACGTGGACAAAATGAACATGTCCTGTTGCACAACTCTGTAGTGTTAACTTCGACTGTGAGAATAGAACTAAGTTCTGTCAACTCTCCTTGTCGACTCCAATGTTTCTCTTCTTGCTTCCTACGGTGTTCTAGAAAATCATACTGGTCAACTGCAGTGATTGGAATATTACGTGACACGTTTAACTCTGATTTGTCTTTCTTGTTCATCCAAAATCTGTTCGTGGTAAGAAAACTCAATTGAGTCGCCAATGTTAAACTCTCCTTCTGTAAAGTATTTGGGGATGATAAAAAACTGTGATGATTTGTCTTCGTTGATTTTACAACTTCTTGGGTCACCATGTCTATTGTAAAGATATGGTCTAACGTGTAATCCGTCTTTGTTTAAATCGTGTGCTGAGAAAATCAGCTCATTGTCTTCTAGATAAAGATTAACGAATGGGGTATCGTATTGGATACCTAAACGGATTGTGTATTCGGTAGGGAAATTAAAACGAAGAACGTCATCCTCTATTTCAGAAAAACGTTCTACGTATCTTGGACTAACTTTGTTTAAATCAAGGGGTAATACTTCTGATAACTTAGAAGTATCCACCGTCTCGCACAGTATCATCGTCATTGTCTTTGTCTCCGTCGCTATCTACAGCTGAAACAAATGAACCGTCATCTTGTAATGATTGGATTAACTCATCTGTTTGGTCTTGGAATGACTCAATCATTTGTGCTTTTGTATCTGAAGTATTGACTGTAAAATCTAATCCTTCAGCTGCTTTCTTAATACCAGTCTTGGTCATTGCATCTAGTTCTGCACTTGATGGAATTGTAATCTCGTCATAAGACTCTTCTTCTTCAACATCTGTTTGTGCATCAATTTTTGCTTGTGCAGCTGCAAGTAATTCTTCTTCAGTATCATAAGAAGGAATTGTTTTTTCCGTTACTGGTGCTGATACTTCATCACCATCCTGTAAAGTTTCTGCTCTTGGTTTAAAGTTACCACCAGTGATTACTGGTTTTGCAAATTCAGATTCAGTTCTTACATCTTCTTCCTGTACTTGAAACTCTGAACCTAGAGGTTGTACTTCGTCTGATAATTCAAAACCTGTATCTTCTTCAACTGTGTCTTCAGTAACATTATCATTTGCATCAACCCATTCTTGGAATGATTGTTTTGTTTCTTCTATCTTGTCATTGAAAGCTTCGTCTGTAGATAAAGGTTTGTCTTCGATTATCTCATCTGCTTGTGCAACTTCATCTACTCTCTCAACTTCATCCAAGAAGGATTCTGTTGTAGTTCCACTTGGTTGGAATATTGGAGTCTCTACTGCTGGAGAATCAAATACTTCTTCTGCTGGTTGAATAGTTTCTTGTGTTTCTTCTGTTGGTGTATCCCATCCACCATCAGCAGGATGTGTTGGTGCTGGGTTAGGTGTGTCTACTTTAGTATGAGACTGTGGTGTATCCAACGGTATGTAAGGTTCTTCTTCTACACCTTCGGGAGCTGGATTCATTGCACGTGCAAGTCCGAATGCTCCTGTAGCACTCTTCTTAGGTGCAAGAGGTGTTTGTGGGGGTGGAGTAGGAAGTTCGTATCCATGTTGTTTTGCAAGGACACCAATCTCTTCTGCTGACAACTGTACGAATCCTTCAGAGTTTAATTCACCCTGTTTAACTCCGATGACTCCATCGTTGTTTAAGTCCATGTTGATTCCATGAGAAGCAAGTACTGCTTCTAACTGTGCAATCTTCAAGTCTGCTTCTTTTCTTTTGATTCTTTCAGAACTTAATCTATCGTCTTGTTCTCTTTGACGTTGTGCAAAGAGTTCTTGTTTTGCAAGATTGTCTGCAGCGATTAATTCTTCTGCTCTACGTTGTGCATTTTGAACCATGGTATTATATTCTTCTTGACCAGCAGCGTACTCTCTAGTAACTGCATCAAGAGGAATTAATTCACCTTGGGTAACGTTTCCACTTTTAAGATGTGATTGAACAAGTGCATTGACTACGCCAGCACTGTTAATTGTAAACCCGATTTTAAAATCAGCAATCCTCTTTTGGATTCTTTCCAATTCAGTTGGTTCGGGTGCGTCTTGTGCAAACTGAGATACAGTTTGGTTTTCATTTGTTGCCATAATTTAATTTACTCCATGGAGCAGAACTAGACTAGAAAGTTGTTTACTGAAGTTAAATCTAACTTCCCTTTTTAATATGTATAGTCTCGGTCTACTCTTATATTTAGTTATCGTGAAATCTCGGGAAAGGCTGAAACTGCAATTTCCTTAGTAATATTTGGGAATGCCCAAACGCCATCCTTGAGAAGGTCTAACAGTTCTGCTTCTTCTTTAGGGATACCTTCTAGTAATCCAATCCATAGTGCTTCTCTTTTTGTAGTAGGCACTTGTTCGGTTACAAAATATTTGAATTGTTTATGTTCAAATCTTAGACTTGTTTCTGTAAGGTCTGTTGCTGGTGCAGCGTTTCTTCCATAAGGTGTTTTACCTTCGGGTAATGTTGAATTAATATTGTCATCAAATGCCCATTGAAGTATTGGTTTGATTGCACCATTTCTATCGTTGAATACTTTTAGACCTTGAACTGCTAATTCGGGTTCCTTCTCTGCAACGATGTTTGCTTGACATAGTATTTCATATGCATCTGCATTGTTTTGAAGTTCTTTCCTTTCGGTAATCAACTTCATCTTCGGTTTATTGGGAGCTCCTTTCGGTCTTCCTCTTCCTCTTTTTTTCTCTGTCATAATGTAAAATCCTCTACATGATTTAACAACTGGTCTAGTCTATGTGTTCTTAGATAGTCAAACACTTTACCTCTTACAGGTTCAGTCTTGTCAAACTCTTCTAAGATATTCTTTTCTATCTCAGCTGGTATAAACTCTAAGTCAATTAAAGTTTGGTTTCTTAAATAGTTACGATAGTATTTATCGTCACTCTCAATTGTAATTCTTAAGTACTTATCTTTGATAGGTTTCCTTAAGGGTGTCTGTCTAATACCTAGGTCTAAACAATCATCATTAGATAGAATGTTTGGAACTCCATCTGACTTATCACCAGTAAGGATATGTTCTCTCAAAAATAAATCGGGGTCTTGACAATCTATCATCTTATTTAGATTGGGACTCCATTGAGTTACATATGGGTATTTATGCAATTGCTGAAAGTCTTTATCTCCACTGACAATGAGTACATCTTCCTTTGCATGTTTAGTTAACACTGCAATGATGTCATCAGCTTCACACTTCTCAACATACATGTAACGGTATGGAAAGTTCTCTTTGATTTCCATCTTAACTTTGTGAAGGGTATCGAATATCATACCCCAATCTTTATCGTCAGCCTCTCTAGACTTTTTACGATTTGCTTTGTACTGTGGGTAGAAGTCACGTCTCCACGGATTGGCTGCATCCGTGCAAAGAGTTATCTCACCATAGTCGCCTGAGTATTTCTTTTGATAGTTTCTGACTGAGTTAAGTATCATGTGTCTCAACATGTCCTCACTCATTTCACCACCATTCATTTTAAGTTGAGCCATTAGACCAGCAATGATGGTCTGAGTAAAGTCTATAAGAATCATTTAATCACTTTTAATAATAATGTATTTTTGGTCATCATGTCGTTTCCGTCTTTCAACTTCGACCTAGGAATCTCATCCATAAATCCACGAGCAATAATATTACCACCTCTTACTAGTCTATCAAGCAACTTGGAATCTGTCAAGGTCTTTTCTTTGCATGAATCGTATCCAGTAATTCTAGAACCTTTGACTGCAAGATTACCACTGAAGTGTGTAAACTTTTTAGATGCAGTGTTGTACGTGAATAAATCATATGCACGTGGTATCTCTATTGGTTCTATTGATTTGTAATCTTCCCACTCTGCAAGGAAAGGAAGTTTCCTTACCATACGAGCTGGGGTCATAGGTTTGACTCTACGGATTGGTTTGTATTCATCACAATATTTTCCAATATCGGATTCAATACTCTCTAGAAATTTAATGTATTTTTTCTTTTGTGTCTTGGTAAGGAAATTAAAAGCTTCCTCTAACTGTTCACACCCTTCTTCGTTCTTCACTTCAACCAATGCTGGTTCGGTATGACCTTTCATAAATGTAACAACCTTTCCACTGTACTCAAGTTGTTTTAAATACTTATACATTGAGAAATCAGATTTCTTATTATCCATCCAACAATCTATTTGATATTCTACTTCGGCATAAGCATCCATTGCCTTCTCACGCATCCTCTCTTGAATGTTTATTTTTTTGGGTTCAGTTTTCATAATCATGTGAGCAGTATATAATAAAGCTTAGTGCATTGTCAAGTATGTTTATTTAACTATCGTCTTTTTCGTCTCTCTTGTTCGTAATCATAAACTTACGTGCTGGATTTATCATTAAGTTTGCACGTTGCATTAAGTCACGATTTGCAAGAAAAGGAATGACACCTCTACTATCTAAACTAACTTCTTGTTCGTATATAGTGTTTAGAAAATTTAATTCAAGTTCTACGACTGGTCTGTCTTCAGCTGGTTTTAATAAAGTAACCATTCTCTTTAATGGTTTCTTATACTTAACACCCTCTGTTGTCCATGTAACTATCTTACCGTTGACCTTTAAATCTTCTGCATGAAGTGAACAAGCTGTAACTGAATTACCTGTGTCTAACTTCACTGTCATTTCTTGACCTTCGACTTCGATGGTTTCTAATACACCACACTCTGTTGGTGACTTCTTCCATATGTCTCTGTCTCTGTAAATCTTAAGAACCATCTTAACAATGTCCTCACCGATAACCTTAGAGATTCCTTCAGTGCCTGGCGAATGATTTACTTCCAATAGGTATGGTGGTTCAGTCTTTCTGTTTTTGCTAGGAATAAAGTCTACACCACACCATTGTCCGTTGACGGCTTTGCTAGCTCTTAGACAAACATCTTTTTCTAACTCTGTCAATGTAACTGATTGTGCATCTGCACCTTGGGATACATTACTTCTAAAGTCATCTGTAATTTTGTTTCGTCTCATTGCACCAACAATTTCTCTGTTGACAATGACAACACGTACATCGTAATCTGATTCGATATACTCTTGTAATAGAATATCACAGTAGGGGTCAATCTTATAAATCAAGCTGACCTGTGATTGTAGTGACCGTTCTGTTTCGATGAGTAGAACACCTACACCTTTAGAACCCTGTAATGTTTTGAGTACCATCGGGAAATTATTATCTAATGCTTCGTGAGCTCTATCTACGGTCTCGGGTTCATCGTTTGGAATCAATACGGTACGTGGTTGGTTTAGACCTATCTCTTGCAGTCTCAGATACGTTCTAAACTTGTCTGAACAAACTTCGATACATTCCCTAGGGTTGCATGTTGCAATACCGTAGCGTTCAATCTGAGAGATTAAATCAAGGTAGGAATCCTTAGTTGTTACTGCACCACGAATCATAACTAATGTGTCTGCATCAATCTCGAATCCTTTCTCATCGTCTGCATTGTGAATAGAGATAACGCCAGACTCATCATCACGTTCTAGGTATGCACCATTGACACGAACGTTGTAAACATCCATACCTAACTTTTCTGCAACACCAACTATCTTACCACTGGTAGATTTCTTAGATTGTTTCTTAGGACGTTCTGCGATAACAACAAGACGATAAGGGTCTGATTTCTTAACGTCTTCTTCTACTATTAATTCTTGAAATGATTTCATTTCTTTTTTAATCCCACCTGTATGGCTTGTTCTTCTAATGGGGTTAATGGTTTCTTATGCAACTCTACAAAGTATTCTGCATCCACCAACACCAATGGTTTATGTCTGTTTCTTTTAATTACAACAATAGGTTCGTACTTACCACAATTGCTTTCTGCTTGTGTGTATGCATTCCACACGTTAACTGCTTCTTGGTTCTTACACTCTACACTGTATGGAAATAATCTTCGGGACTCTGTACCTAGGATAATATCCTCACCTTGAGAACCCATAGGTCTAGACTCTGAATCTTCGGGGTCTAACTCTAACTTCTCTACTAGAAGATTACGAAACCACTGTTGTAGTTTACGTCCTTTAGCTTTTGCTGATGATGTCTTCATTAAAAGTAATACTCACTCCACAACCACAACTGGCTTCTTCATTAGGATTCTGAAACGTGAACGTTTCATTTAATCCCTGTTGTTCATAATCTAAAGTCATACCATTTAAAAAAGGTTGACTCATTCTATCTATTAAAAATTTAAACTTACCGTAATCTATTTCTAGGTCACCGTCTTGGTATTCGTCACGGATGAAAACATATTCGTATCCACTGCAACCACCACCTGTAACTCCTAGTCTAACTTTGTCTACTTGTTTTTCTATAAGTTTTGCTATGGCAATGTCTGTAACTTCTATCATAGAAGTATTTATACTTCAGACTCCCATACGCCGTGGTCATTAGCGTCGTTATCATGTTTATCTTTTTTAGGTTTAAATAATTCATAAGGAATATCTCCAGTTTGGTCTTCGGGTACATAGAGATAATTAATATCTGAACGGTTACATGTATCAATTGCATCGAAGATAGTTTCCACTAAAGCTTCACCACCTAAATTAAATGATGTATTAAATATAATAGGGGTGCCATTCTTTTCACCTAATGCTTTAATTAAATTATAATAATTTTTATTTTGTTCTTCTGTAACTGTTTGAATTCTACATGTACCATCTGCATGAACAATAGCAGGAATCTCTTCGTATGCTTTCTTCTTACATTGAATTGCAAACGACATATAAGGAGACTCTTCTAACTGCAACATTTTAAAATATTCATGTGCATGTTCTTTTAATACAGTACCAGCAAATGGTCTATAATATTCTCTCTTCTTAATTGTATTAACAATTTGTTTTGCATTTGGATTAGTAGGGTCAAATAATATTGAACGATTACCTAATGCACGTGGGCCCCATTCGGAACCGTTTTGAAACATACCAATAACCTGTTGTTTATCTGTAAGTAATTCGATTACTTGGTCTTGGTCTCTTATGACTTCTGCTTTAATCATTTGTAGTCTCCTGTTGTTTCTGATTATAATAATGCAACCAGTATGCAGCTCCAAGTGCAGTACCACCATCATGGGGTACAGGGTCAACAAATATATTTAATTCGGGGAACTCTTGTAAGTATCTATAATTGTTTGTACAATTTAATGAGAACCCACCACTGAGTACTAGGTTCTTACAATCGGGATTTAATTCCATTGCACGTCTTATAACAATACATGCATTCTTAAATGATTCTTCCTCACACATTTGTGCAACGATATGTCTATCAAATCTATCGGGTCTATCTTCATATAGTCTTCCGTATGATGCCATACCCATTACCTTACCCGCTGCACGTCCATGAGCATCTGCACCGAAGGCATAACTCATGTTACTGAAGTTCATACCGCTAGAAGGGAAGCTAGTGAACACTGTAGGGATATTATTAGTAGAGTCATCGTTGACTACCTTATCCTGTAAACAGTGTGCTGAATCATAGTACATGTTAGGGAAATACTTACTTGCAAGTGAACCTAACTCACGGTGATTAGACATCTTCTTCCACTGGGGTAGAATCTCTTTCTTCTCAAAGTTACAAGACCAAATAGATTCAATCTCTTGGTAGTTCGGATACTCTTTGTGCAAACACTTTGCACCGCCACCGTCCCATGCGATAGCCATTGCATCCTCACCCTTCTCATAGAAAGGACTTAGGAAGTAACCACTGTATGCATGATACATATGATGTTCGATATCAAAATGATATTCTTCTACCTCATGAAACTGTTTACACATTGCATCGTGTATAGCTTCATCCATATCTTCGTGCCAGTCGAACTTTAGTCCGAGTTTAGGAAACTCTTCTGATATTTCTTCTAGTCTTTTAAGACTGAGTTGTTCTTTTGAAAATGCAACTGCTACTTCTTCTGCAATTAATCTATTCTCCATAAGATATTCTTTGTCCATGTCTATCTGACATACACGTCTATCGAAAGAAGCAAAGATAAGTTCACCACATGGGGTACCATCTTCGTTGATTAATGCATCTGCAACTCCTTTAGAGTCTACTACATGTAATTCGGGGTTGTTTATATTCGGTGAATAGTACTTATCTCGACGTTCTCTCTCTTCTTCAAAGAGTTCTTTGACTTCACCGTCTTCCATGATACACAAAGAAGTGTCATGGCTGGAATTGATTCCAATTATTCTCATAATATAATCCTGTTATTTCTATTCTGACTCTTTATTAGCCTTATAGAATGTTATTATGTCCTTTGGTAGGACGAGTTTATCTTCAATGAGTTGATTTACCATCTCTTCTCTACCTGCTCGGAGACCATTACGGTACACTGACCACACAAGAGCTACGATAAAACCTATATGTATTAATATTAATTCAGTACTCATGGTTTTATTTAGGTTCCTTTATTATGTTCTAAATTATTTAGTTGTGATTCGACAAGTTCTCTGACTTTTTTCTCTGAATACCATAATCCACTGTACATTGAAGACCTTCCGTCTCTCCAATCCACATGATATCTCTTATATCCGAAGGGTCTATCAGAAAATATTCTTACTTCTCCGTAACTTTCTACTAATACTCTCATAATTATACTCTCTCGTCGACAATATTACCTTTAGAAGGCTTGTCTGCACCAATTTCATTTATGTAGGGGACTTTATTACGGTCATACATTGCTTCAAACTCTTTAAGATTCCGTGAATTGATTTTATCTGCAGTACGTTGAAAGGAACGTTCGAGAAATCTCTCTAGTTCTTTGTTTATTTTTCTTATTATCCAACTTAACACAGTTATCTCCCTATATGTTTCACCTCATTTCGAGGTATAACTTGGTATGCACCCTTATTGTAGGACGGTGCAACGGTATACTCGGACGAGATACGTTGCCTCTCTTCTTTACTTAGGGTATTTGAAGGTTCATAACCTTTATCACAAGTCATCGACGGATAGTATACACTCTCACGCACGTAAGGAGCTGGTGGTTTTATTCTAACGTCCCAATTATAATCAGAAGCCTTCTTAGTCTTGACTTTCCATGCATTGGTCTTACGTTTCTTACCACTGAAGGAATGAGTCATAGAACCATATCTCATACGACACACTCACATATGCACATCTGCCATTGTTCTACCGTGTCTAACTCTAATAACCACTCACATCTTTCCCAATTGGTAGGGTAATCGATGTAATCATTATAAGGGTCGTTAATAATTTCTTCTATTTCAATAGCTGTCTCTATCATAGAACAACTACTGAGTAGAAATGTAAGGGGTATTAAATATTTTATCATAAGTCTATTATACCATAAAACTGGGGGGATGGGAATACGGTTTCACGCATGTCGTGTAAGTATTTGTGGACTTGGTGATGTTCGATTCCCTGTCCCCTTCCCGAGTGAGTGCAATTATGCACCACCCCTATTATAAAAATGTCTACGTATGATATACACACGTGTGTAAGCTACACCTGTCATCCATGCAGTAATGGTTGTCCCTATGATAAACGAATCAGTCCATTCTAATAGGTCTATACATATCCACAAACCTATTAGATTCAATGGATAGTTAATTAACAGTCCTGTAAAGACTGTGGTAAAGGTTTCTTTGTGTATCTTACGTGACTTAATACTCATGCTTCTCTATCTATATCCCATAGTATACGGACACCATTGTTAGTACGATTCAGAAACAGTTTAAACTTAGACTGTTCACGTCTCCACTCTTCATGCCACTTATGTCCGTCTCTCTCTGCATCCACAAAGACTGCATTCGTAACGAGTATAGGGATAAGGACACCTGCGTGTATGAATATACTGGTAACAATAGAATAACCATACCATCCTAGGTAGAATGTGCAAAGGAATCCGAAGAATCCACTCCACATAGTAAAGAGTACTAACATGAAGTATGCTTGTAGACTAGGGTCGGGAACGTATTTAAGAGGATTGTATCTCACATCCATTACTAGTTTCCAACTGTCTACCACCCATAGGATGAATCGTCTGTGTAATTTTGGTTTTATCATAATATAATATTTCCTATTTAACTCAAAAATTTACCCGAAAAAAAAATTCTCGGTAGTAGTATATAATGCTTCACAGAGCTATTAGGTAGGGGGGTTGAGTTGCTGCCCACAATACCTAGGAGTCCCGTAGCACTGTTCTAAGACGCTCTACGTAACTCGACTACGTGTTTATACCTCTCTAGCTCTGCACAGATGCTGAGACCCTCTGAGAGGCTCACAGGTTTCTCTGTGCGCTTGAGCAACGTATGACTACCATCAATCTTAACGACTTTGGTATCAATACTGTATACGTGTACAGTATTCCATTTCATAGATGTATCTCCTATTATAACATAAGCGTATGCTTTTGTCAAGGCCACTCGGAAACGCCGTAGTAGCAAGGCATACAGAGGTGGCGCTTCTCATCACCACACGCGCTTTCGGTTACGACCCACTGAGACTTAACTCAAAGCAATCCACAGTACAATTCTCAGTTCAACTCCTGTAAATATAAAGTATAACTCTATTATATCATCAATGGAACGGTCTTGCAACCCCCTTTATGATGATTTCGTTTAATTCTATCTGACCAATAATCTCGATACCCAGGCGCTCATACACCATCGCACACATATACTCCCATGAAGCGTTAGAGCTAACAGGGTCATTATCACATGCATACGACATCTCTACGTCATTGAGTTCTATAGAGACAGGTATATTAGAAGCGATATGAATACCTTCTAGTCCATTCATCATCCGCCAAGCACCTTTAATAGTATAGGGAGTATGAACAGAGGGAGTGCTTGAATGAAATCAGCATCCAACAATCCGTTTTTCTTTATTATCTTTATCATATACAGCTAGTATACCACTAAAGCCATACCACTGTCAAGGCCTCTCGCCGAAGGTCTGCGTGCCTTGACACTACGGGCTTTCTGTGATATACTTAGAGTACCACTGCACCCCTCTGAGGGCCATTGACTCCAAACTAAATATGTGATTAACCTCTCCGAACAACAGCACGTAACCCCACTTTATTCCACTTCCCACCACTCCGTATAAATACCATTATTATTACACACTTTGACACACTACTACACACAATATATTAGAGTCCACCATGATACCCTTTGAATTATATTCAATCACCCCCGATGTAGATGATTATGGACACATATTCCGTATACCTAACTACTACACCCCCTCTGAATTGGACTTTCTGCAGTCTAGAATACCTACTACACCCATATCTCCCGAGGTGTATCCATCCTGTAGAGTAAACCTACCTAGACCTAATCACACTCCCTCAAAGTTTATTGGAGAAAAGACTCAATGGTTTCTTGATAACTGGGATGAAGTATGTGAACTCACTCATATAGAAGGTGTTGATAAGAGGTTCTATCATGATAACCCACCCACATATACGGATGAATCTCTACGTGGTTCTCCCCCTAACTCTAAGTTGTATCCCATGCATACTGATAAGGGTAGTAAGAAGCTGTTAACTATACTTGTTCCTATGAGTGATATGGGTAATCCTACGATGTTTCATGGAGCGTCTCGGTCTCGTGTATGGTGTCATGAATGGGCGGTCAATGATGCATATATGTTTAGACCTTCTGATAGGTCTGTGCATTCATATCAGAATAATATGGATGTCAATCGTTGGATTATGAATGTGAATGTATGTGGTACGGTTGGTTGGATGGAGAAGTCTAACTAATCTCTACGTGTACGAAGTTGTCTCTACCGTCTCCACTATTGTATATTGATATAGGGTCTAGGTGAATGCCACAGACGTGTCCGTCTATATGGATGTCGAATGCCTGACTCATTCTAGGCTCTTGTCTCGTGTTAGAGTCTACGGAATGCACGATAAGTGGACTGAATAAATGTAAGTCTCCTCGGATATTCTCTATCCAACCCTTATGTTGATACCATGTACCGTATTCTCTGTGGTCGTTATGACTAAGGAATATATTACCGCTAATCATGTGATTCCTAGCCATGTCCTCGTAAGGTGTGTGTTCCCTAATCGT